TGTGACGTTGATGCTATTGTGGATTGTCTTGTTGTTATGTATGAGCGTAGGGGTGTTGAGTTTTATCGTTATTGTTTTGAGACTGTGGTTTTTATGAATCGTGTAGTTGAGTGAGCAATAAGGGGAGGTGAGTTAAAAATGACTAAGGGATATAGTTTTATGAATTATTATTGTGTTCGTCGTTTGCTTGGTGAGGGCGCACGTGAAAGCGACTTTGTGAAGTGTTTTGTCGATGTTAAGGGTACGATATATTTATACCCTTTGAATTGTTTGGTTGCGGGGAGATGTGGTGTGATGTTTCTTGGCTATAGTAGGAGGGGGGGGTTTGATGATGGTGAGTGATGAGGTTGTTGCCGTGTTTCCGTCTAAGTTTAAGGACGGTGACGTACGGTTGGTGTATTGCCCTCATAATCGGACGTATGAACTACGATATGCGACGCTGTTGCGGTCTCAGGCTGGCGGCGGGCGTCGTTTGGTTTGGTCGGCTGTGGCGTTTGACGCGTGCGATTACGTGCAGGTGGCTCATATGCCGGTTGATGCAATGGCGTTGGCTGATATGTCGTTAGTAGAGAGGTGTTGATTATGAAGAGCATTGATGACCGCTCTAATTGGTTTGATGATGGCGTGCTGGACGATGACCGCGTGCGCCGTGTCGTTCGTGGCCGTCGGCGTAATCTGCACTTGCGAGAGTACAACCGTGGTAATGGTGATTGGGAGACGTTTTGCCGTACTATAGCACTGCTCAAGGACTTCTACAAGCCCCAAGGTGGTCAGGTGGCGTTTGCCGACAGTATCGAACACGCGGCGGACATTTGTCTAAGCATTTCGCCAAGTTCGTCAATGTACGCCGCATTATCACGAACTCAGGACATTGAAATGTTGTCTGGGCTTATTTACTGTCCGGCAATGGTGGCGTGGTGCGCGGTCTGTCGTGTCAAAGGCGCGTCATGCTACGAGATGTGCAAGACTTACGATGGCAATGAGTTCGCCCAAACCATCATCAAAATTGCGTGCCTCCGTTTTGACAATCTGACTGATGAACGGTATACTGATGAAGACATTGCAAGAATGTCGCGACAACAGAAACACTAAGAAAAAAGGTGGTATAATTATGGCATATATTAAGCGAGCCAAGCACTATAGTATTGTGCGCGGTGTCACGCGCAGTGAAAACGGGGAACTCGTGGACGCCGAGGTAGTCGTTGATGGCGCATGTCGCACGGCTGACATGGCGATGAAAAAAGCCCGCAAGATTAACAAAGACATGCTCCCCATGTCCGCTGAATATCATGCGCAGGTAACGCGCATGGATGAGGAAATCTATTGGGCTAATTGTGAGTTTGGGGATGATACCATTATCGACTATCCGGGGTCGGTTAACGGCAACGTGGTTGAAGATGATATCATCTCCGAGGAAAATAATTAATAAACCATTATAAGGAAGGCAACACATGGCCGACAACGAACTGGCCGTAGCGAACGGCAACAATTTCGCGGCTAACGGCGCTAACGCCGTATCCCATTTTTTCAACACTGACACCATGGACGGCAAAATGGCGCTGTACAACGCCATGCAGACCGCCGACAAGGTGGACGAACATCTCAATGAGCCACTGCATGTGACCAACGTGCTTGCGCAGGCCATCGAGGTGGCCAATCAGGAAACGGGCGAAATCAACTCCTCCACTCGTGTTGTTATCCACGCGGAGGAGGGCGACTTTGCTGCCGCCTCGCCCACGTTGGCGCATGCTTTTGGCAATCTGTTCGCCATTTTCGGTACGCCGGATACGTGGAATCATCCTCTTGTTCTCAAGGTGGTGGAAAAGAAGAGTCGCCGTGGTTTTAAGTTCTTTGACCTCGAACTAGTGTCGGAAAAAGACCGTGGGTAGACTATTTGTCCACACCATATGATAATGTGGTAACGTCCCTATAGGGATGTTGCCGCCAGATTCACCCCCCGTCGTTTCCATCCTTGCGGCGGGGGGTGTTTCACACTCACAAGGGGGGGCCGTGGCAAAACGTAAAAACAATCGACGTGTTAACAGCCTGAAACGTAATGCCGCCATCAGGTCGGCACAGGTACGCCGAGAGCAAGCGGTCAGGGATTATAGTACTGGACACCTCCCCAAGCAGGTCACCGAAACGTTTCTAGGAAAACTCAGCGCCCAACAGCTCGAACAGGTAGCACGCCGTATTGGACAGGAGTTTGGGGAACAACAGCAGGCATTGAGGGCGCGGGATAACGAGCCGTATCAGGTTGTCCCGGATGTGCATATTACGAAACTTGATAGGGAGTTGGCGGCGCGTCCGCTGATTGCCGATGCGGAAATCGCCGCCGCCCCGTCGAAACGTCGGAAGACGTTACGACAGCAACAGCGCCGCCGTATTGAGGCACGGCGGAAAATCAAACGCGCCCAACAATTCGAGGCGTTGAGCATGGCCAGCTACACGGTGGGCGAAATACGTGAGATGGAGCGCGCGGGGGAATCCCCGTTTGACGTGTTGGGTACTCATTCGGTTGGCGGTTCGGCGCGTGACGAACTCACTCGCAACCGTGCGAACGTGTTCGGTTCGGAGCGTGGCATAAGCCACGCGCGTATGATGATACGAGAAGGCGGTAGAAGGAAACTTGAACGAGAGATACTCGAATACGCTGGGCTTATAGGTCGGGCACCATTGCACGCAGGCGTTAGAAAAATTCCCGAGAGCGAGGGGGTTTCGGATTTTGGTAAAATCGCGCAACAGCTTGAAGCGTTCGACGCCAATATAGCCCAAAGATTCGCGTCTTTATCGAACCGTCAAAAACGATGGCTGATAAACAACACAAATTTTAGCACCGTGGTGCGTGAGGCCGCATGGTATAATGATAAGACACATAAATGGGAGACAAAGGCGGATGCGGGTGATGTAGAGACACGACTTGATGAATGGATGGCCAGCGCGGCACGACACTAAAAAAAGGATGGAATTATGCGAGAGCGTCGAGCGGCGACAACGGACGGCGTAACACTATTGACGGATGACGGCGTGGAACCATTGACAGCAACCGCCGTTATCCGTCTCACCATGCTTGATTATCATACGCGCGTATGGTGCGCTCACGGGTGGCAGGACATCAAGCCCATAGCCGCCGAACTGTTGACACGACTCCCCTTGCAATCGAACCCAGCCAAGGACGGTGTCTGGGGAACGTTCAATATCCGAGGCCACTTCTACAGTTTTCGCGTACGCATGGGCGGTATCACCGTGGATTTTCTGGACGTGCGCAATGTCATACGTGATGAAGGCCTGAATGTTTCACGTGAAACATTTGGCGGTGTGGATGATTTGGAAACCACGTGGAATATCGCGCAGGAATGCGCCGCCCTGAATCTCAGGGGCACTACCATAGCGTCTATGGCGATGACCGACTATATCGGCGGGGATTACGCTGGATTCAAGCGTCATTTTCCGCCATTGAGCAGGGACGACTATCACCGGATGCGCGCCGCCTACTATGGGGCGGTAGTGCACGCCAAGCCGGGCGAATACCGGGATTGCCGGAGTTGGGATGTGAACAGTCTCTACCCGAGTCTCATGCGCGATGCGCCCATGCCGGTAGGCTCGCCCATATGGTACGGCGGGAGGTATCATCATGACAATGACTATCCGCTCCATATCGATATCATCTCGTTTGACGCAAGGTTGAAAACGGGGAAAACGGCGACACTCACCAATATTCTACCAGTATGGGGGTATGAGGGCGAACGCTTGGATAGTACGCTGGGCGTTGTCACCATGCCAGTTACTGATGTGGATTGGGAGACGCTGACCGAAAACTATGACATCCACGTGTGGGAGCATGTCGGCGGCTGGAAGTTCCGTAAATCGCACGGACTTTATCACACCTACGTTGACAAATGGTTTCACGTGAAACAAACCGCGACCGGAGAGCGTAGGCAGATGGCGAAACTGTTGTTAAACTCGCTGGTGGGGAAATTCGGGGCCTCGCTCTACCGTCCCGTGTTGCATCCGAAACCGTCTATGGACGGTGGCGTGGATTTTACCGTGGACAAACCCGAGTCGGCCAACAGTCTGGCTTGGTTGCCGACCGCCGCTTATGTTAACGCCTACGGACGGCAAATACTATCCCGCGCCATGAACGCGAACGCCGGGCGCGTGCTCTACGCCGACACCGACGGCATGATATTGGAAGGACTGGACGCGCCTATGGGCATCGAAACGGATGACCGAAAACTAGGCGCGTGGAAAAACGACCACACCTATGAGAGGCTCCGTATTCTCGGTAATCGCAAATATTGCGGTGTGGAACCGAATGGCGATACGGTAATGCGTTTGAGTGGCGTGCATCGTGCCGCCCCCATCCCCTATGATGAGTTTCTACCGGGGTCACGTCATCTCAATGATGACGGCCATACTTTTATGCTATAATATCCGGTAGCGGGGTGTGCGTCCCAAGTCGATTCGATGGCCCGACCGTAAGGCAAGTCGGTAAGGCGATTCGGTCGGATGTAGACGTGCGCAGCCAGCGCCCAGCGACGGCGAGGGAGCCCGCACAGCCTAGCAAACCGGCATGACGGCGTGATTGCCGTCATGCCACTTACTTTAAGAGGTGATTATGGACGACACTGAAACCAATGAGCCGGACACCACGCCCGACACCGAGCCGGACGCCGAGCCGACCGACGACAATACGCCGAACCCGGAACCCGAAACGCAGGATGACAACGAACCTGACGACGCCGGTGATGATAAAACCGCCGACATGGCCGACCGTCTCAGCGCTCTGGAAGCGACCGTGGCGGAACTATCCAAAACCGTTCAGGCGATGCGTGACGCCGCCGCAGACCACGTGTTGAACGATGGCCCGGACGGCGATGAGGAGCCGGACGCCACGGAAATGACCGACGATGATTACAACGGCACCTATTCCACGTTCGATGACCTGTTTGAAGACTAATGATTAGGAAGGAATAATTATCATGCCAACCACTCCAGTGGTGACGCCGAAACAGCAGTTGCGCCCTCTCACCGAATTCAACAATGCGCAGATTCTCAACATGATTCGCAATGAGGCATCCCCCGAATACCAGCGACGCATGCCTTCGGCAACCCAGATGAACATGGATAGGCAGATGGCTACGCTTATGTCATCTACTCAGCTGAAGAACGAGTTTTATTCGGCGCTGGTGAACCGTATCGGCGGTACCTATGTGAACACGTGGCGTTGGAACAATCCGTTAAGTGTTTTCCAGCGCGCATCTCAAGCGTTTGGCGACACGTGGCAGGAAATCGCCGTAGGTATGCCGCTCGCACAAGTGTACGACCCGGACGCGGAATATTTGGGCGCGGATAATTTCCGCAAGTGGAAAATCGACGTGGACTCGCTGTATCATCGATTGGATTTCACCCACTTTTACCCGGCGACCACGGAAGACAAGACGCTCCAGCGCGCCTTTACCTCCGAAACCGGTCTGGCCTCGCTCACCTCGCAAATCCTCACTTCATGCTACAACGCGGCTGAGGTTGACCTTTTCGAGGCCATGTGCCACCAGTTCGTGGAATACGCAAAGCTCGGCGGCTATTGGCGCGTACACATGGGGCACGACCTTAACGACATGGGTTCGACGGAAACCGACGCGCGCGACATGTTGCGCCAGATTCGCGCATGGGCGGATACTCTGAAGTTTGTCAGCACCCGGTATAATGCGCGTCACATGCCGACGTTTGCCCGCCCGGATGAACTTGTGTTGTTCTGCTCCCCGGAGGTCAAGTCGGCGCTTGATGTTCAGGGTCTGGCAACGGTGTTCCAGCGTACGGACGCGGCGCCGACCATCGACCGGATTATTGTCATCCCGCAGGACAGGTTTGGCATTGACGGCGTGCAGGCGATTCTCACCACTGATAAATTCCTCATCGATATTCCTGTTATCAATGAGATGACCCAGCAGATTAATCCGGTTAATATCAATTCGGTCAACCATTTTTTGCATGTCCAGCACATTATTTCGGTGTCCGGTTTCGCCCCGGCCGTCATGTTCTGGACGGGCGCGGGGTCTACCGCCAAGATGGTGGCACCGACCGGCACGACGGCCAAGACGCCGACGTTCCAACTCAAGCTTGCCGCGTATGGCGGTGGTACGACCACCCCGTCGAATGTGGCGCGTGGCGGAGCGGTGCAGGTCACCGCCGATACGACCATCACTAATGATGGTACGGCCACGTTCCGCTCGGATGCTGTCGAATACCGTATCAGCGATACCGCCAAGCCGAAGAGCGATTACACCTACATTTCGCCCACTGGCGTGCTGGTGGTCGGCCTTGACGAGCCCAATACCGCTATCCCGGTTACGGCGACCGCCCTATATACGAACCCGGCGACGCCGGAGGTGCCGGGCACCGTGTCCGCCGCCCTGAGCGTGCCAGTGGTCGGTGATGGTGTCATCGGATTCAACCCGTCGATTATCGCATCCATTGCCGTGACCGTCCCGGCGGCGACCGTGGGGCGTACGGTGCAGGCGACCGCTACGGCGACCATGATTGACGGCCGAACCGCCGACGTGACCGCGCAAGCCGCATGGACATCAGGCACTCCGGCCAACGCCACCGTATCCGAGTCCGGTGTGGTGACCGGCGTCAAGTCGGGCACGTCCGATATTACCGCCACGCTGTTCGGCGTATCCGGCAAGAAGAGCGTGACCGTGACCGCGTGATATGATGAGAGGGTAGCCGGTCGGCTACCCTCTCTCACGGCGAGATGCAATACAAGGCCCGGAGCGCAAGCCACGTGAGCGCTCCGGGCCTTGTCATACCGGAGGTTGGATGATGATTGATGACGCGAACCCCTAGTGGACAATACCGGCCTGGTCACTGGAGTGGCCGCCGGTTCCACCAAGCTGACGGCCGCGCTGTTCGGTGTCGCCTAATCTGCGATATAATAAAAAGGAGTGTTTCACGTGAAACACTCCCTTCTTTATGAAAGGGATAGTATGCTGAGAGATGTCAACCCCAACGTCGAGGCGACGTTTAACTGGGCTCAATGGACGCCCAACACGTCACTGAAACTCTGTAACGTGCCGTGGGATAGTAGTTACCGTGACCTAGCCCGGTTCGAATCACCGCAGAAACAACAGGAATGGTTTGACCGACGGCCCGGCGTTGATAGGGTGCATGGAGTCATGCACATGTTCGGCCAACCCGTGCGCGTCGAACTGCCATTTAACGAGGCGTCCAACTACAACTATGTCGTGGTGTATAACGATTACCCCGACTTGGAAGCGCCACGGTATTGGTATTATTTCATCAACCACGTGGATTACATCAATGCGTACACTACTCAGCTCACTGTACAGTTGGACGTTTGGCAGTCGTTCCAGCATGTACTTAGGTTTGGTTCATGCTATGTGGTGCGGGGCCATGTCGGCATTGCCAACGAAAACCAGATGACCGATTATGGTCGCACTTATCTCGCACTACCCGAAGGGCTGGACACCGGTAGCGAAATGGTGACGGTAAACCAACGGTACAAGTCTCTTATCAGCATGGACGGGAAAAATCTGAATTACGGCGTAATAGTCGTGAGCACGGTAGATTTGTCAGCGGACGCGGGCAGTCAGGGAAAACCGTCTCTCACTACTGCGGGCGGCTCTCTGTTTGAGAACATGGCTAACGGTGCCGAAATACTGTACTTTAAGGACATCCAGTCTATCCAAGTGTTTATGGGAGTGGGCTCTACTTTTTCATGGATAACACAGGGTATTGTAAACATGTACATGATACCCTCTTTGGATGATGACTTTCTTAAGCAATCCGGCTATGTCGTGGATAAGCTGTTTGGGAAAACACTCCCTTCGGAACTAAATAATCGTATCTACCGGTTCCCCCGGTCGGCCACAAATGCGCCCAGCAGATATGAAGACATTATTACCATTAATGATTTTCGTGATAATTTTAATATCCCTAAACGTTATAAAAACCTTAAAAAACTCAAATGCTACCCCTATTCTACTGTTGAATGCACTTGCTTGAATGGTACTAATATCACCTATAAGCCCGAAAATATCCAAAGCGATAATCTGGTTATTAGAGAGGTGCATAATTACGCGCCCAATGGCGCGCGCTTGAACTTTTACCCGGTTGGGTACAATAAGGCGGGTGCAAGCGAGATTGCTCCTCTTGATAAAAACAATGGGTTGCCCATTGATAGCGGGGAAATGTTGGACGCTGCGTTTGGCATCAGCAATTTCCCTCAATTTGTGATAGTCAACAATGGTGCCCAGTTGGCAATGGCAAACAGTGCCTACACTCGTTCCTACAGTCAACAGTCCGCCGACTGGGCGTACCAAAAAGCGCAGATGGGCATCAGCCAGTCTCTTGCGGCCACGGCCATGCAAAACCAGTACAATACCCAAGCCAACAAACTCGCTATCGGCAACCGCAACGCCAATAACGCGATACAAGCAACCTCGCTTAACACCAGTCTGGACAACACGACGTATATCAACAATCAGCGAGCTGACCTCGCACAGCTGAACAACGTGGTTAACGGCGTGGTCGGGGTGGCGGGTAACGCCGCTTCGGGCAATGTCGGGGGCGCGGTATCGGCATTAGGCGGGGCGGTCATGAATGGTGTCAACACTGAAGCAAACCGCAGTATCAACAATACCGCCGCCCAACTTTCCACGGCGAACTCGCTGAGTACCAACGCGGCCACAACAAGTCAGGCCAACACATACGGCTCTCAGACTACAGCGCTTTCAAACCAGTTGGCTCAAAATATGGCGGACATGAACGCGGATTACGCGCAACGTTCCGCGTTCGGAGACTATCAAAACACCATTGCGGGTATCAATGCACAGGTGCAGCAGATGCAATTAACACCCCCGACCACATCCGGCGCTATCGGCGGAGACGGTTTTAACCTCGCGAACGGTATTGTCGGGGTGTTGGTTCGATTTAAAACGTGCGCGCCCTCAGCTCTGCGGAGCGTCGGAGAGTACATGTTGCGTTACGGGTATTTTATCCAGCGTTTCATCACGCCGCCGCAATCGCTGGAATGCATGACAAAATTCACCTACTGGCAGATGCAAGAGTGTTATGTGCGAGGTGATTTGCCCGAGCAGTATCGGCAGACCATTAAAGGCGTGTTCGAGTCTGGGGCTACTATATGGACTAACCCGGATGATATCGGCGTAACCGATTGGGCGGATAACGACCCATTGCCGGGCATCTCATTCTAGTGCTATACTAGAGACATGTCTAGGTCGAGGAAAAATCAGAATCGCAGGGGCGGCGCGTTGCATCCGCGTGGCAATTACGCCAAGGCGCGCGCCGCCAGCCTTGACGCAATGTACTATCAACTGTTGACCGAACTGGCGCTGAGCCGGTTCAGCTGGCGGGGACTGCCGCCAACAGTGGATGAACGATGGTTGGAAATATGTCTATGCGAATACGGGTGCGCGCTTTTCTTCGAGGACAAACGTATCGGCAGGTTCCTCGCCACGCAAGCCGGCTATCAAGGCCGATTGAACGTGTATAACAACCCGACGTGCTTTGAGCCGGTGGGCGTCAACTACCATTACAAGCAGCTCAAGGCGGGCCATGAATGCATCCCGATTTGGGACAATCGTATGCGCATGAGTTTCAAAGATATCCTATGGCAGTATGCGAGACGCCTCGCCGACATTGACAAGGCGTATGACGTGAACTTGGAGAGCCTGAAACTGCCGACCATCATCACCGCCGACCCGCGTACCAAGCTGACCGTGCAAAACATGCTTCAGCAACGGCAGGATGGGCAGGATTATATCATCGGATACGATTCATTGGACCCCGGTAGCATGTTCCAGCCGTGGCCCAACACCACACCGTATCTGCTGGACAAGTTCATTCAACAAAAAACTCAAGTGACTAACGAAGTGTTGGGCTATTTGGGTATCCAGTCCAGCGGCACGGAAAAAAAGGAACGGCTCATCTCCGACGAGGTGGCGCAAGCCAATGAGAAGGTGGACGTGTTCCGCCTGAGTTTTCTCAAGGCGCGGCAGACGGCGGCGACTGAGATTAACCGCCTATGGCCACAGTTGGACATCTGGGTGGAGTATGCGGACGCGCAAAGCTCCGGCGTACCCAACGCGCTGGATTCGAGCGCCAGCGGTACGACGGATATTGATATGCCCGCCTCGTATGACGCGGGTATCGGAGGTGTATTGTAATGACACAGGATTTCAGCGCCTATGCGATGGCGACGACGGGGGAGTACACGGAAACCCTCGGCAACCTCATTGCGTTCGGGTACGATACGGACGCCGGACTGCATCTTAGCGCCGACTATTACCCGATTTACGATGAATCACATCGTGCGGAATTGAACGAGAAAATCGTCCGCCATTACGCACTTCGTGAGATAGGGCAGGAAACCGCCCAGCAGTTCATTTTTTACTTGGGAATGACGATGGCGGAAATCATGCCATATTTTAATGAGCGCTACAGGACGCTAGCGTTGAAATATGACCCATTGAACACTATGGAAATGGTCAGTGAAAGCCTGTCCAATACTGTAGCCCAGTCCAGCGGCAAAACCAGCGCCTCTCAGGATAGTGCTACCCGAAGCTCCTCGGACGGCACCAGCTCAAGTAGCACCAAGTCCCAGTCCTACGACTCGGAAGTGCCCGCAACCGGCGTGCAAGGTGATTTTGCTCGATACGCGACTCATGCCAATCAGGCGCAAGCGGATACGGACGGCAGTAGCCATAGCACGCAAGACACCTCTTCTCAGTCCCATAGTACATCCAGCACGGAATGGCAACACGACGCCACAGATGGGAGCACCAAATCCCACACGTCGGGCCGCTCCCAGTCCGCCATGAGCCTGATACAGGAGTACCGGAACGCCATCATCAACGTGGATATGGAGATAGTCCGGAGTCTCGAACCGTGTTTCATGCAGGTGTGGGGCTCGTATGATATTATTTTCAGTAACTGCCATGACTATGGAGAAGGGGAGTAAATTAATCATGTCAATCAATGCCCTTGTGCCACGCGCCTATCCACTGTCGCGTATTCCCACGTCGGTTCCTTTCACGTACCGGGACGGGTTGACCACGCTCCAATTGATTGAGTGCATCCGGTGTAATCTTGACGATTTGCAGTCTGATTTTAATACACTGGTAGAGCAGGTGAATCAGTCGATTACGGACAATAACGCCGCCGTCCAGCAGATTGCCGATAACCTCGTTAAGCAAATGGCCATCCTACGCGATGAACTCATCCGGCTTATCGAGCAATCGCAGTCCACCGGGCT